GAGCTCCACCGGGAGATCCCCTTTACCGAGGAAGAGCGGGCGGCAGGACGGGAGCGTGTCATTGAGCTGGCGACCCAGCTGATGATCCGGGCCGGGATTTGGTAAGAAAGGAGGCACAGCCATGTGGGACAAGCTGAGGCGGCAGTGGCCGCGGCTGTACGAGGCCCTGGAGTGGGTGACCTTTGCCCTGGCGGCGGGGGCGTTCCTGCTGGCCCTGGGAGCCTATCTGACGGTGAGAGGAGGTTAACATCATGCGCGTACCCAATTTGACGGAGGCGGCCCGGGTGACCCGGCGGCTGCTGGACCAGTACGGCCCGGCGCGGCTGCTCCGGGTGGAGGAGCTGGCCCCCGGGATTTTCCGGGGGATGCTGGCCGGCGGGGCCCAGGCCCTGGCGGTGGTCCGGGAGGACGGGCGGATCGCCGTCCGGGAGGCCGAGCCGTGGGTATAAAAAAACCCGGGGCCTTTCGGCACCCGGGGCGGTAGACAGGGGGTCTAC